ACACACCTACAACGAGACGATCATGGCCGCGCATGAGGCTGACATTTGCCAGTGGCTTCTGGATGAGATGCGCTTTCGTGGTGTCACGGATCACGTCGCGCTCTCTGTAGTGACCGTCCGACGCGATGCAGCCGACAGGCGCTACCGCGAGATGGACGCTCAGTACCGCGCACTCACGGCGGTGCGGGAACGCTGACAATGAGCGGCTGTCCCGCAGCCGTCGCGCGTAGTCGTTTCGGTCCGCCCTGCTAAGACCGGGCCGTGTCTACTACGGAAGGAGTGAACTAGCTATGACCATCGCTGTAGACAAGAGGACGGGCGCCGTGATCGGGCAAGTGACGGCCCTAAGCGCCGATCCTACGAAGCTGATCGTCCTTACCAGAGAAGGCTATGCGCATTGGCTGCGTACGGCCGTGAGGCTTGAGGAGGTCCGATGACGAGGAGCGAGCACGATAAGGCGATGGAGAAGCTCGCGCCGCGTCTAAACGAGGTCGCGTCCCCGCTCGCTCGCTCGCTCGGGTTCGCGTGCGAGCAATGCGGCGCATCCATGAATCCAGCCGAGCGGATGCTAGGCGCAGTGTGCGGCAAGTGTTGCCGCGCGAATCACCGAGCGGTCGCGGGGCGCTAGGCGCACGCTACGTCGTAGGATCGGGGACCGTTTCGGCGGTCCCCTTTCCATTTCGGCGCGCCGCGAGCTCGTCCGCTATCTCGCGAATGGCGCTGGATATCTCGTCCTCTTCCAGCGGGTCCCGTCCTTCAATCGGGGAGAACGCCGGAGCTTTCCCCCAGCCGCGATCGAGGAGCTCTTTCACGGCCGCCAGGCGATCGCGCACTACAGCGCGCGGATCCTGCGCTATCTCGAGGAGGAGCGCCACGAGCATTTCGGGATTACCGCCGGCCTGCTCGCGCACGGTGCGCGCAATCCCCTTCGGACGCCCGCCGGGGTTCCCTGAGCGTCCGGGCTCGAACGGTCGACCGATTACCTTCGGCGCTGTTTCGGCGCTGTTCTCTGCGACGCTCACGCGGCCGATGATAGCGCGCACGGTCGGACGAGCCTACGCGGTGCTACTTGACATATCGCTTAGCGTACTGTAGGGTTGAGGTAATCGAGCGGAAGGAGTGACATGCCTGTTGCAACATCAGAGCATGGAGAAGCGGTCGCGAAGCTGCGCGACATGCTCAAGCCTGGCGACACCGTTTACACGGTGCTGCGCCACGTCTCACGCTCCGGCATGAGCCGGAGTATCAGCCTGATCGTCCTCGACGACAGGGAGCCCTTCGATATCTCTTGGCTGGCCGCGCGCGCAATGGGCGACCGGCTCGACTGCGACCGCGGCGGTATCAAGATCAGCGGCGCGGGAATGGACATGGGCTTCTACCTCGTCTACAACCTGGGCCGCGTTCTCTGGCCGGAGGGATTCGACACGCCGGAAGGCTACTGGCGCAACGAGCCGCTTGCGTTCGATCCCGATGGCGGCTACGCGCTGAAGCATAGGTGGCTCTAATGAGCGCGTCCGAGCTGCTAGTCGCGCTCGAGCACGCACGCGAGGAACGCGACGCGGCGGAAGCCGAGCTCGCACGCGCGCACGCGGCCTATATCGCCGCTATCCGCGCGGCGCGCGAGGTACATACCGTGCCGCAGATCGCGCGGAGCGGCGGAATCACGGAGGCCGGCGTCTACTACCACCTACGGGGCGCCGCGTAAGCGGCGGGAAGGAGTGAGCACGATGCCATTGGGAGATCCAGCCTTCTACGTTGGCGCGGACGAGTACGGACAGCGGTACGCATATCCCGCGACGGACGAGGGGCGCGCATACTTCGACGAGGACACGCTCTTTGACGTGTCCGAGCTTGGCTTCGAGCTGGACATCACCTACGACGCCTTCGACACGTTCCAGCGCGTTATGTCCGAGCGCGGTTTCCACTGGGAGTACGACGAAACCGGGATGGTGAGCGCATGACGCGCGCGGAGTGGTACGCGGCAGGCTACGCGCGGGGAGAGCAGTACGCGGAAGATGATCTACACGAGCACGCGCCCGCGTCGGACCGGCTCGAGGAATGGCGCGCGCTCGTTCGCAACACAATCGACCGCGACGGCGTGGGCGCGTTCTACCTTGGAGCCCTGCGCGGCTACCGGGCGCTTACGCGGACGCAACTAGCGGGGAGGTGGGGAACGTGAGCGTTCGTATCCGGTTCAATCCAAAGCACAACCACTATGGGTTGTGGGACCCGGAAACGGGCTGGGTAGACAAGCACGGCCGCGCCAGCGACGACTACTACGCGGAAACGCGCGAGGTCGCAATCATGCGCCGCCGCGACCTGAACCAGTGGCGCAAAGAGGTAGCCGCCAGACGTAACGTAACGGCGGAGCCACCCACGGACACGCTCACATGGGACGAGTTTAGCGGGCGCGGGGATCCGAAGCAACGCTTCCGGCTGTACCGGCTGTGCGAGTGCGCCGAGTGCGAGGGGAAGGGCCGCGGTACGTATCCGATGCAGCTAGCACGCTGGGAAGTGGAGTACGGCGTGCAGACTTCGGAGCGTTGCCCTATCTGCCGCGGGGAGGGCCGGACGCTCGAGCTGGTCGCCACCTGCGCGAGCGCTGAGGCGGTCGGAGTCACGCTCGTGACGCTGGGGCGCGAAGGCGAGTGGAGCGAGTGTCCCGTCGGGGTGCTGGACACCGAGGGCGAGACGGGCCAGAAATGGCTAGTCAGTCCCTGGCTTCCGTCCCCGCGAAACGTAAGCGATGCGGGGAGGTTGCTGAGATCACGTAGATAGAACGTCCGAGTAGCGATATACTCTCTAACACACTACGGAAGGAGTGGGCACCATGCGCGCATATGAGATCGGAATCGAGACGGACGAGGACGGGTTCTACCTCGTCCTGAGAACGGACGCGGGGCACCTGCGCGTCAACGTGCAGGACTGCGCGACGCAGTTACTGCGCGAGGCGCAGAACGTCATCGGGCCATGGGCGGAGGAGGCCGCGAGCGTGCGGCGGATCTTCGAGCGCGGAGCGGAGGAAGTGGAGCGCCTGGAGTATCTGCGCGGAGAACTGCGCGCGGAGCGAATCAGCTACGGCGAGCTTGCGGAGCTTCAGGGCTTGGCCGAGCACATCGAGCCGGGCGACGTGGAGCTACTGGAGGCGGCGGGTGTCCCGGAGAGCGAAGCGTACGAGCGGAGCGATCCCAAGCACCCGCGCCACCACTCTACGCACGTCGACCTGTGGGACGTGTACCGGGAGGGCAAGTGATGGCTGACGTTCTTTCCCTCATCCCGGACGAGTACCGGCAGGCGCACCCGACCTGGAACGCGGTGCTCTCGACCACGATCGCGCAGGTGCTCCCGATCATCAAGAGCAACCCCGAGGGAGCGCGCCGGGAGCTACGGAGCGCGCTCGATCAATACCTCGCATCGGGAACGCCGAGCGAGGAACTGCGGCGATCGCTCAAGGAGGTACTGAGGTGAGCGAAGAGAAGGAAACCGAGATCGTTGCCGGCGTCATCGAGGGAGTGACACAGAAGCGCCCCGACACCTGGCAAGTAGCCGTCAAGCCGGAGGGCTCGCAATACACGAAGAACCTATGGACGAAGGACAAGGCGCTCGTGGAGAGTCTGAGCGAGAAGCTCGGTCAGCAGGGGGCGTTCGTGTGCAGCGCCTCCTACTGGCAGAACAACTCCGGGGCGCAGGTGCGCAGCCTGTGGATCTCAGAACCGGCCGAGGAAGGCGCTGTAAGCGCTCCTGCTGCGGCGGGAGCGCCTGCCCCTACTCCCCCGCCGGAAGAGAAGATGAGCAAGGAGGATTGGAAGCGGAAGGACTCCGCCATTCACAAGATGGCCTGCATCAAGACGGCGGCGGCGGCGCTCACGCACACCATCCCGAGCGATCCGTCGACCGAGGATCTGAACCGCTTCCACGAGCGGACGATGCACCTGGCGCTCGCGTGGCACCGGGGCGTGATCGCGGAGCGAGACGATCCCACGGGCGAGAATGTCCCCTTCTGAGTACGTCCACCCGGAGACGGGCGAGGTCCTCTGCTCGCAGGAGGAGTGGAGGGCCGCGCTCGTCTCGCTCGAGGAACGGCTGGCTCCGATCTACCGCGAGCGGCGCAAGCTGCGGGAGGAGTATGCGGAGCGCTTCCCGGCGCCCGAGCTCCCGCCCCGAACCGCACGCACCGAGACGCAAGCGAAGATCGCCCGCTGCCCACGCTGCGGGATGAGACTGGAGGAGGAGTGATGCTTTGCGAGTTGTGTCAGCAGCCGATCGAGAACCCGCGCGAGGCGTGGCGGAAGGCCGAAGGCTGGGTCAACCCACGCGGCGCCAAGGCGATGACGGGGATGCGGCAGACGGGCGCGCTCGCGCATTCGACCTGCATCGCCGCCCTGCGCGCGCACGTCGCGCCGGCGCAAGCAACCCTGGAAAGCGAAGGGGCTCCCGAATGAGAGCCCCTCGCAGACCTTGCCCTCGGCCGCGAACCGGAGTAAGGTGCTCGTATCGCCTACGAACAGGACAAATCCTAGCGCATCGGGCGGCTGTCTATAGCACCGCCAGCGTTGCGTCGGCTCCACGCGGCTGTGTTTCGCGTGCGGCGAGACTGAGCGACGACGGCGAACGGTCGGGGTGGGACCGGGCGCGCTACGCCTTCGGCTCCGCGCAGAAAGGAAAGGCAGCGACGAGCAGAGCGAGAAATGGAGGCGCTGATGCGTGAGCGTGACTACGCATACGAAGCGTTGGCTGAAGTCACCGCTACCGATATGCAAGCCGGACGAGGAGAGCTAAACGCAGCACTGAAGTCCATACGTGAGCAGTCCGAGATACAGGACTCCTACCTCCTCTCGGCGGAGATCCACGAGCGGGCGAAGCTGTACCGCTCGCTCATGCCTGACGTGCTCTGTACGCCGAGCGCGCTCGCGAAGCACTGGAAGCGCGTACATGAGGAGACTCGTCCTCGCGCGCGCTTCGCGAATCCCAAGCCGCTCCCGAGTTCGCGCCGCGAGCAGAACCTCAAGGAAGCCAAGAAGCTGATGTCGACCCTGTGGGGGAGCCGTGATTCCGGAGACTGACAAGATGCCACGCCGCCCGGTGTACGAGCGCTACCTGCGCCGGCGCCACCACATGCCGCTCGACCCACCAAGCGAGGCGGAGAAGAGCGATGCCATTCGCATCCTCAACGAGCCCTATCTGTGGATCGACGAGATCTCGGACGAGGCGTTCCGGATTCTGGACGAATGCGGGCGCTAGAGGGAGTGTGCGAGTGCGGGTGCGGGACCGCGATCTCTGGTCGCTGGCGCCCCTCGAGGACGGCGCGGCGCTTCGCGAACGGCCACTCTCGCCGCAGGTTCGTGATGATCTACTGCGGCGGGGAGCGTGTACGCGCCTACGTTCACGGGGATCAGTCCTTCTGCACGCGCTGCCGATCCTGGCTCCCGGTGGTGATATAGTCAGCCGCATGGGAGCATCCGTATCCACCTGGCCGACCTACCTCCTGAACGACATCCCCGAGGGGATGCGGGAGGCGATCTCGGCGGAAGCAGAAGAGAAGAACCTGAGCCTGGCGGACACCATCCGCGCGGCGCTGTGCGCGCATTACGGGCTCGAGTGCCCGCCCGTGAATACGAAGGGCTACCGGGGCGAAGACGACAAGGGGGCGACCCGCATGTTCCTCCGTCTCCAGCCGGAGCTCTTCCAGGCAATCGTGGGGGAGGTGCGCACGCAGCGGCAGATCGTGCTGGACATCCTCACCGAGCACTACGGAAAGGAACCCGCATGACCGACTATGTAGTGCTGCACTACATCGACCATGAGAACACCTGGGCGCGCGTAGCTCAGGGAGCAGAAAGCGAGTTCGAGATCAAGGCGCGCTCCGCCAAAGCTGCGATTCAGCACTGGCTGGAGGGGAACACGCTCGGAGGTACGTTCGTGGCCGTCCCCGCCCGCTCCTGGAAGCCGGTCACGGTCGAAGTCGAGACGAAGACCGCGCTGAAGTTCAGCTAGTGAGTGTCCCCGCGGAGCGAAACGGCGGCTGGGATCTCTCCTCCATCGGGCTCAAGCTCCGCGATCCACATCTGCCCTTCGAGGACTTCGAGCAGTTGTGCTGGATGCTCGGCCGCTTCCACGAGGCGGTGCGCTTCGCCATCGGGGACGCGCTCCTCGTCGGTCCCGAGTTGTACGGCGAGGAGTGCGAGCAGGCGTACGAGGCGATGCAGTTGAGCGAGGACGCGCGGCTTGAGTACGCGCGCGTGTCCCGGCGGGTGCCGTTCTCGCGCCGGCGCAAGGGCCTATCCTGGTCACACCATCGCGCCGTAGCTGCCCTTGATCCCCCTGAGCAGAAGGAGTGGCTACGGCGCGCTGCCGACGAGAACCTGAGCCATCACCAGCTACGCGATGCACTCAGAGAGGGAGGGGCTACTCCCCTGCCGCGTAGCCCCTCCCTCTGTGAGTGCTGTAAGAGGCCGCTGTGAGCCTTGGCTACGTCAGGGTTGGAACGAAGCGGCAGGACGAGCAAGCCGTCCAGTGGTGGTACTTCTGGGAGTACGAGGACGGGTGGGCGTTCGCGCGTGGAGGAACCTGTCGCACGCTGCGCGAGGCAAGACACAATCTTCAACACTGCCACGGTATCCGTGAGCGCGAGCGCCGAAGGTTCCTGTCACGTCCGACGCACTACCTCCTGGAAGACGGGTCGCTGGAAGAGATCGACCGCGGCCCCTACGACCTCGCTAAGCGTGGCCGCACCCTCCCGTAACTCATGGGGACCGGGCGAGACGCGGGTGTGCTCGGTGTGCGAGAAGAAGATCACGCTCAAGGAGGATTCCTGGTCTGTATGCATCGGGACCGTACGCTTCATGCTCTGCCGGGAGCACTTCCGTGACTATGGATCCCAAGCCGCGAAAGCGCGTTCGGGATCCTGACGCGCTCGCGCGCTTCCGGCTCGAGCACGCCGGGGAGCCGTGCGAGCTGTGCGAGCTCCGTCCCGGCACCGATGCTCACCACCGCCGCTACCGCTCGCGGGGCGGTGACGACGAGGCCCGTAACCTCGTCTGGCTGTGCCGGCCCTGCCACGATGGAGTCCATAACGGGCGCATCCATCTCTAGCTTGACTTCCATCTTCCCCCTGTGATATAGGTACATGCATGGAAGGAGTGATTCTGACCGCTCTCGTGGTCATAGTGTTCTTCATCGTGTTCTGGGCGTTGGCCGCAGACACCGTTCGCCTGTTCGCTCGGGCGTGGAGGGAGGAAGAGTGATTCTCGCTCTCGTCGTCGAGCAGTGGATCGGGCTCGGCCTGCTCATCGCATTCGCGGGGTTCGTGATCGCGGACCTGACGCACGACCAACCCTCGGCCGAAGACGGGGGAGAGCCACGAGAGGAGAGGGAGTAATCCGAGTCATAGTGAGCGCGATCGTCTTGACACTCGTAGGAACAGGAATCGCAGGATCGGCCACCACTACGCCCCTTAGCCGGGGAGCGGTTACAAGCGACGAGTACGCGCAAGCGGAAAGTGCGGCGGAATCCAGCGTGGCTGCGTATACAGCGGTGGCCGAGAAATGTCCCGACGCTCGCCGTGGTCTCGCCTTCTACCGAGGGCGCTACGCGGAGCATCGGGCGAAGATGGGGGCGGGGGGCCGCATCCTCCGCCCCCGCAAGCCCCGCAACTGCGCCGACGCGCACTACCTGGCGCGGCTGTGGAAGCAGCGGGCGAAGATGGCGCGGCGAGCTCTCACCCGCTACCTCGCCATCGCCCGGCAACACCACCGCTACCACTACGCCTGGCAGGTGTGGCTACCGGACAAGTGGCAGCGGATCGGAGCCTGCGAGACGGGCTACGGCCGCCGGCCGGGGCAGTGGACGTGGAACAGCGGCACCTACCAGGGCGCGTTCGGCTTCCACCGCTCGAGTTGGGACGCCTTCGTACCCTACGCCGATCCGAAGGCGAGTCCGTACCCGAGCGAGGCGTACCTCGCGACTCCGCGCCAGCAATACGAGGTTGCGCTCGCGATCTGGCGGCGGTATGGGTTCAGCGGGTGGGGGTGCCGTGGCGCCTAGCGAACAGAACGTGTCTAAGGAACCGGAGTATCGGCTCTGGGTCAACGAGGCCCGAACGGTTCTCGTGACGATGTGGAAGTCGGGCGTCGTGGAAGTTGCCCGACGCGAGACGCCGGCTCACACCTGGGGGCCGCCCGTCATCTGTGACGAGGAGAAGGTGTGACCACGGAACACAAACCACATTCGGATCCCCGCGCCACTGTCGAGCGTGAGCGGCAGATTCGCCACTGGACGATCCCTCAACTACGGGACGAGTTCGGTAGCGATTGGCCCGCCGCCCATGCGAACGCGATCAGAGCGGCTGACGAGGCCGTGGACGGCCTCTTTGAGCAGTTCGAGTCGCTACGCGATGCGGCAGCGAAGACTCTCCATGAGTACGACCTCTGGGCCGAGGACGCCAACGATGGAGAGTTCGCAATCTGGTCGCGCGACGAGTTCATGGCCTCGTTCGTCGGCTTGCGTAACGCCCTGATCTGGGCGGGCACGGCCTCTAGTCCAGCAAGTGAACCAGAGATTGAGTGGATACCTGCCACCGTGGTCAATGAGTACGGGGAGAAGGTCGGGCCGCAGGGGATGTGGCGTCCAAGCGAAGTCTCGAACCAAGACCGGGATCGTGACGCGCCCGATCCAGCACGGGAGCGCGAGTGAGCGTTCAAACGAAGACTGAGACGCGCACCTACTCAACTGACGTTCCCGTGAGCATCAGGTGTGACCGTTGCGACTCGGAAATCCTGCTCGGCCCGTCCTCGCGAGCAGGCGGAAGGATTCGGGCTGACGGGTTCTGGTTCGGGTCGAATATCGACGGCTACGGGCGCGAATGGGATCTGTGCGACGGGTGCGTACCCGAGCTGGAGGCGTGGTTCACGGCAACCTCTAACCAAGACCGAGCGCCAGTGGAGCGCGATCCAGCTATGGAGCCGAAGACGTGAGACGCTACCGCTTGCAGGACGACAGGCACACGGGCGTGCGAGCGGCGAGCGTGCCCGGTTCGATCATTCGCTGTGGCGAGTGCTCCTATCCGAACCTCTATCGCAGGACGCCGCCAAAGCTCTGCGTCTGTTGCGGCGCGTGTTTGAAGTGCTCGACCTCTAACCAAGACTCCATTCCCAAGGGGGGAGCATGAACCACGAGTTCTTCAATCCGCCTCGAGTGCAGCCCTACGACCCGCCGCCGTATCCGGTCGGTGAGTTGACGGTGAACGTCGAGTGGCAGCGGGCAGACCGCGACAACTGGACGCTCGGAGTGGTGGAGACGGAGCGCACAGGGCGCGTACGAATCGTCATCGAGGGCGAGGCCGAGCGAGTTCGTCCCTACTTGGAAGCCGTGCAGCGGATTGCCTCGAACACAGACTCCATTCCGAAGGAGGGCGCATGAGCCTGGACGAGCAAGCTCTAACCGCCGCGCACCTAGCTCTCTCGGATACGCTCGTGGAACTGCGGGACGCCAGGATCGGAGTCCTGAATCGCGGAAACGGCCTAGTCATCCGGGAGCCGGACGGCAAGGACTCTTCAATCATGCGCCTGGGCACGCGGGATGCCTTGCGAATCGGCATCGAGGCGTATCTGGCGGCGGTTCCCAACACAGAAACGAAGGCCGAATCGTGAGTCGTGATGCGTGGTGGGGGATGCGGCTCTACACGCCGCCTCGTAAATGGGGCAGCGGCACCCGTACCGCTGTTAGCTGCCTGACGCCTGATCTGTACGAATCAGGCGGCGCACGGACTCATGGCTCATGCCAGCAGCTTCGGCTATCGCCCTCAGCGAGATGCCACATTTGTGCGCGTAGCGAATGTGCTTCTCCATCCATTCTTGCGCTTCGTCCCTGTTCTGGCGTTGCCTCCGAATCTGATCTAGCGGGGTCATCAGTTGCGGGGCTGACGAAGGATGAAGCCGGACTGGGCGGCCCAATCGTAAGCCTCCCGCCAGTCCTGGGTCTTGCCGACGACTTCCCACTTGCGCTTGCCGACTTCGCGGCGGAGAAGCTCGTAGCCGATGTCGATGCCAGGGCCACCGAACTTGCTGCTGTAGGCGTTGACGGCCGCTGCGTTGTACTCATAAGTCGCTGTCTCCATGTCACACATATTGACAGGTTGGGGGAGCCTTGTCAAGTCCCGTGACGAGAGAAGTTTCGAATACGCCGCTGACTCCTGTCGCCTCGAACCCCTCGAGCGCAGGGATTCGACGCCTGACGAGCTGCGCCGCTGTTAGCTGCCTGACGCCTGATCCGAAGGGATCGGGCCGGTGAGGGTCGCTTACGCCGATCCGCCGTACATCGGCCAGTCCAGGAAGCACTACAAAGACCATCCCGACTACGCGGGCGAGGTCGACCACCCTGCGCTGATCCAGCGCCTCGCAAGCGAATACCCGGACGGCTGGGCGCTCAGTTGTCATGTGCCCTCGCTGCGTGTCTTGCTGCCTCTGTGCCCTGATGACGTGCGCGTGGGTGCCTGGGTCAAGCCCTTCGCTGTCATCAAGAAGAACGTCCGCATCTCCTACGCCTGGGAACCGGTCATCTGGCGCGGCGGACGGAAGGACACTCGGCGCGCGGGCGCTGGCAAGGACTGGATCAGCGCGAACATTGTTCTTCGCAACCACAACGGCACGAAAGGATCTAAGCCGGAGGCGTTCTGCTTCTGGATCTTTGAGCTTCTCAACCTTGAAGACGGCGACGATCTCCACGACTTGTTCCCCGGCTCAGGCATCGTCACCCGCTGCTGGGAATCCTGGAAACGGCAGACGCGGCTACCGCTGACGCATCCACGCTCCGGCAGCGACGATGCAGCCAAGCGTGAACAGATGGACATGGAGGCTGCGGTATGAGCAAAACCTCGAATACGCCTTCTGTGCTTCTCAAGCTCGGTCATGGTGGGTTGACTGAGGCTGCCGAGCAGCCGAACGGGGGCAGGGACGCCTGCCCCTACCCCACGTTGGCTAACGCGGCCGGAGGCGAGAGCTTGTCAGGGTTCCCGCACCGCCGCGATCTTCGGCCAAGGGGCAGCATCCTCAAGTCTCTGGGCCTGCGCTGCGTGTTGGGCGCACAGGTGCCCTCCGCCTCGACTCCAACGAGCCGACTTCTCGCAGTAGCCGACCGTATCGCTGGACGCTCCGCACTCTCCGACAAACCCGGCGGGTTCGTCACTTCTCTGCCAGCCGTGAGCTTCGAGATACGCGCTTACCTTCATCGCCTGCCTCCTACGTTGGGAACCCTGACGCGCTCATGGTCCCACCGCTCGGCGTGGATGTCAAGGAAGCAGTTTGCCTGGAGCGCAAATGGCCTCTAATGGCGGTTCGAGTCCGATTGAGTGGCTGATCGTTGCGTTCGGCTTGGTTGTCTCTGCGCTCAGTCTCCTGATCGTCCTTTCGCCATTCATCCTCTTGCTCGCCCTCGCCTACTGGCTGGTCAAACAGGCATGAGGGAAACCTCGAAGCCGACAACGTGACCGAAGTGCGCGCCTACAACGCCGCTGAGTACCGCGAGCGCGAGCTCGAGCGCTGGAACGCGATCCCGGTCACCATCCGCTGCATGTTCTGCCCGGAGTGGTCGCACACCGGGCCGACGCTGGAAGCGCGGGAGGAGGCGAGACAGCACCGCAGAGAGGCCCATCCGAACCTTCGGCCCAAGCGCTACCGCAGGAAGGGCAACCCCTCCTTTGTTCGGCAACCCGACATGAGCAAGGAAGAGCGGCAGGAGATCGCCGCCGAGGTCAAGAGGCGAGCATTCCTGAACGGAGTTGAGATATAGAGGCGCGCACGTTATACTGCGCGCGGAAGTTCACTCCTTCCCCGTAGAAAGGCCCGGCCCCTCGTCGGGCCTTTCTCGTTCTAGCCGGGAGTCGTGGGGTCGTCGGAGGCGAGCACCTGAGTCGCGGTCAGCGACGGCTGAGCCGCCTGGTGCAGCCGCAGCTCGTTCAGGGAGTTGAGCACGGAGGCACCGATGGCGGCGATGGCAAGCGCGCCGGTCGTCTCCTCGATCACTCCGAAGTCCCCGAGGTTGACATCCCCCGTGACGTGGACCGCCGCCCACACCGCGTAGTAGGGGATGAGCTTCCCCAGCACGTCGGCGCGCAGGAAGTCCGAGACGAGAACGAGCTTGAACGTCTTGCGCACGAGAGCGGATGTGACTCCGAGGATCACGTCCAGCGCAACCAGTGCAGCGAGCGCTACGACGGTCGGATCCTCGGTGAACTCATTGAGCAGGGTGACCACAGCTCCTCCTTAGACGAGCACGATGACGAAGGGAGTATCACGCGGTTCTAGGACGTTACGCTCGATTCCGGGGCCGAGAATGCGCACATGGAACTGCCCTCTGCCCATGGCGACCGCGCTCGAGGAAGAGCCGTCGGCGGTGGCGGAGTCGGCCAGCGCAGCCACCGCCCGGTTGCCGGGGAAGCGCACGATGTAGGAGCCGTCGTCCACTCGTCGCACCTGCACCAGCCGCCCCGCGCAGTTGTAGCGGCGGCCGAAGTAGCGCTGTGCGTTCGTGAACGTGGGGGGGATCCCTCCCGGCCCGGTCAGGCGTGTGCCGGTGACGAGCGCATATCCCTGCACTTCTCCGGTCTTGCACGCGCTCGCGCTCTCACCTTTCAGGCCGAAGCCGAGAACGAGCGCGCCGATCAGCCCAGCGGCTGCGGGAACTCTCCACACCCTCGCCATTGTCGCTCCCCCCTTTCGTTGATGAAGGAACCTCCGGGAAGAGGGGAGAAGGCGCGGTCCGCAGCAAGAATGGTTGTCCGGTCAGCGTCGATGTCGACCAGGAACTGCCGGATGGAGAGTTTGAGCTTCTGCACGTCGTTGCAGTTCTCGATGGAACGAATCTCGTTGGCGCGCAGGTTCTCCTGCCGGAGCTCGTTGCGCGCGCCGACGAAGAGGTAGCCACCGACGATGAATGCGATGAAGAGGACGGCGTACAGCAGTCCCAGGATGACCTCGAAACGGATGACCCGAGCTTCACCTGCCTCACTCATTTTCCATTCCCGTTCCTTCCCACGAACCATCTCGTCACCTGTCCTATGGTGAAGATGCCCATGCACCCGCCGGCGATGACGAGGATCGGGACATCGCTATGCCCGGAGACGGCCTCGTACCAGACCAGAGCGATACCGACCATCAGCAGGAGAAGATCCCGCACCTGCCCGTACCATCGCCAGCGCGCCTCGTCGGATGCTCCTCGATTCGGCAATCACACGCTCCCTCTCCCCTTTCCGGCGAGTATGGGGGCAGACGGCGGATGCCTCAACGTGCGATTGCGTATCCGTTGGGGACGTTCACAACGATGTCGTCTCCGTTCGGAGATGAGTACGACTATCCCTCCACCGATACCGATCTGCGTCATCGCTCACGCGCTAAAGAAGTTCCAATCGGCCTCGGCACCCATCTCTCCTAGATACATGACTCTGAGCGAGTGAACATCGAAGCCGCGGTTCACCCCCGAGAACTGGATCACCCGCGGATCTAGCGTTGGATCAGGCGTGTTCACGCTATCGCTCTTGAAGATGAACGAGGTCACATGATCGACCAGGAAGAAGTCGTTACCGTCCGTGGGAAATGGCCCCTTGCTCTGCGTCAACCCATAGCCCTCGCCGTGTAGGTGATCTCCCAGCCCCTGCTGCATGTCGATTGCGCGGTACTCAGGAAATGTGTTCGTCCAGGTCACGATCATGTTCACGAGGTAGAGCCCGTTCGCTTCCAGAATCAGCGCGAGTCTTGAGCCGAGATCGTTGAACGTGAAGATGTCTCCAGGTGTTTCCTCTCCATAGCTCTCACCATCCGTCATGTTGGCATTCGTCCAGGTACCGGTCGTAGCCGTGTTCCCTCCGAAGAAGAGACGAGCCCAGGGGACCGGGCAGGGACAGGCGTCCTGGGCGGGCCGCCGGAAGAGCTGGCGGATGCCGAAGTCTTGCGAGCCCTGCTCCTTGGAGATGGATGGCTCACCTACGGGTCTGGTCATCTAGAAGCCCTCCTGTACCGCTGTCGTCACTAGCTCGCTCAACTCGAAGGGGCCGTCGGGCTCCCAGGAGATCGTGTATTCGTACACCCGCTGCGCCGCCGAGACACCACCGCGGATGGCGGAGGAGATCTCCACCCCCACCAGGTCCCCGATGTCGAAGGCGAGGATCCCGGCGTCCCTCGTCGGGGTGATGTGGATGAGAGAGTGGACGCGCTGGCGCAGACGGCTCTCGATCACCCACAGGCGCTTGTAAAGGTCATAGCCCATGACCGGCGAGGAGCAGTCACCCTGCGCGTCCCAGATCTTGATGTCCATGCGCACTCCATAGGAGTCCTGGGAGGAGTCGCGCTCGGAGAGCAGCGAGGTGAGGTCCCCGGCCCCGATGACCGTGGAGGGGAAGGTCGAGGTGCCGGTGACGTTGGCGCACCAGTGCTGGTCGCCGGCCGGGTCAGCAGCGGTGCCCACCCTGGGACCGAGGTAGTACCAGAGCTTGTTGCACATGTTCGTGATGTCGTCGTTCCAGCGCACGCGGCGCACGTTCTTCGCGCCCGTCGCGTACTCGAACACCACCGAGCCGGAGAGGTCGGTCCCGTGGTCGCCCTTGTAGAGATCGACCGTTCCCATCACTCCGCCACCGGGATCGGTGGGGGTGATGATCGTGTCCAGCACGCCCGCGTTCGCGAGCAGGCTCTGGATCTCCGCGATGGTCATCGGCCAGTCGGTCGGTGCCCCGCTCACGTCCACGGTCGTCGATTCCACCGTCCCGATGTCCAGGAAGAGCGGCCCCTCCCCGAGTGCGGGGTCAGCATCGTCCTCGGACTGAGTGAGGATGTCCTCCATGATGAGTGGGGCGTAGAGGAGGTTCTCGAAGAAGGTGGGCTTGGAGAAGTCTCCTGGATCGGCGGAAGCTGGGCCGTCTCGAGCGGGCCGCCAGCGCCACAGCTCCATCGGGTCCTCGGCGTTGTAGATGATGTAGCCGTCGTCCTCTCCGGAGTCGAGCTCGCACAGGAGCACGAAGCCGTGGAAGTGCAGGGAGCCGTTGATCGTGATCTTGAGCCGGGAGCCTGCGCCTCCCACCGCGGAGTCGTAGGGGATCCGGACCCGCGCCTGCGCCGGTCGGTTTAGGCGGCGGGTGACTGATCCGGAAAGGGAGACGGTGGAGACGTTGGAGCCGTCGATGGCGACCGCGAGGCTCATGCCCAGCTCGAGGATTCGGAGACGAGGCTGAACATGAACTGGCGCAGGTGGTAGTTCTCGATGGGGCGGACGTCCAGGCGCGGCTGCCCGTTGTGGCGCACGGTGAGGGAGCGCGCAGAGAGGCCCGCCGGTGTCCAGGCAAGTGTGCCGTCGGCGGCGATGATGGAGACGACCGCTTGGCGCAGGTTGTCCTCCATGACGTTGAGCGCCTGCTGACAGGCGGCGGAATTGAGCGCCACCGTCTCGATGATGAGCACGCCGTCGATGGTGATCTGCCGCGGCCCCTGCCAGAAGGTGTGAATGATCCCGCCATCCCCGAAGGGCACCGGGTCGATGGGTGCGCGCACGTCCGGCCCGTCCAGGCCGGGGATCTCCTGGATCCAGTACTTGTCCGTCCCGTCTCCGAGGTCGCCTGAGTTGAAGGTGATGTCCGGGCCGGGAGTGGTGAGGACGTAAGAAGTCGAGAGATCGGCCATTACTGAGTCTCCATCGTTCCTGCGGTCTGGTGGCGCTGGTAGGTGGCCTCCGGGAACGCCTTGCCGGAGCGGATCGCCTTCAGCTCCGCGAGCATCATGCGCAGAAGGTCGAGCTCGGTCGCAACCTCCGACTTCGAGAAGCCCTGCTGCGTCTGGGCGAGGGCCGCCGCCTGGTTGACGCGGGAGGCGGGTTGTGCCGCCGCGCCGGGAGAGACGAGGTTGCCGGTGGCGGAGGTGGGGATGAGGTTGCCGAAGAGGTTGGCAGCGAAGCCCTGCTGCGTGGTCAGGAACTCGAAGGCAAGCTCCTTGAAGGCGGCTTGCGTCTTCGCTCCCTCGCCCTTCAACTCCCTCAACTCGGCCTGCGCGCGGCGAAGCTCGAGGATCCAGCGCTTGCGCTGGTTGGAGCCTGCGCGCGTGGCCCGGATGCGCTCCTGGTAGAACTTGATCTCGGCCTGGAGCGCTCGCCTCTGTGCCCCCACGTTGCCGGTGGCCTGAGCGATCTGTAGGTCGAGTTCCAGCCCCTCCTGCCGCTCACGAATCCGGTCACGGCGCTCCTGCTGGCGCTGCTCGCGCAGTTGCTCTCGCGTGTGCCTGATCGCCTGGTTCGCGCGGATCAGATCCTGCGTGAGTCCGGCGATGGCCTGTGCCTTCGTCTGAGCATCCTGGACCGTCTTTCGCACCTCAGCAAGCGCCGAGCGGTAGAAGTTGCGCAGGGATATCTGAGCCTGGAGGTCGTTCTGGAGCGCTTCGTCGGATTGGGCGCTGATGATCGCGTTCTGGCGACGCTGCTCCTCCAGGCCGATCGCATCGAGAATGGCCTGATCCTGCTCGTCTCGCGCGCGGCGAACGTCGTCGGCGGCGGCCTTCGTCTCCGAAGCGGCACGCTCCTGGATCGACCTGATCTCGTTGATGACAGCCATGCGCTCGTTGAACAGAGACTCCAGCGCCGGCCCGGTCGGGCGACGCTTGGAGGCGAGGATGCGGTCGATCCGATCCAGTTCCGCCTGAAGCTCCTCCAGGCCCGTCTCACCGAACGCCTGCGCCTGCGCCACAGCGGTCTTCTGAGCTTGAAGCTGTCCTCGAACTTGAGCGTCGTTGAACCCTCTGATGAACGCTTCCCCTGCGGCCTGTCCCTGGGCTCCGGCCTCGGCCTGGAAGTCGCTGAGACCACGGCGGAGAGGCTCGGTAAGGGTCCCCGCACTCGCCTGAGACTCGCGGCGGAATGCTTCTGCCAACGCCTCAGCGGAGAGTGTTCCGTTCTCGCGCGCGTCGTCTACGACCTCTTTGAGAGCGGATCGCGCCTGGCTCGGGTCGAGAGTGATGCGAACCACCTCGGCATCTGTCGGCAGCCGCCCGAGCCGGGTGATGATCTCGTCCAGGAACTTCGCATTGTCGGCAAGGACGCTCCCCTGCTCTTCGAATCTGCTGGACAGCTCCTGAACCTGAGCGATCCGGTTCGGAGCGTCAGAGCCGAGTTTGTCCAGGGCATCTGCCGCACGGTCGATGCCGGGGATGCCACGAAGCAAGTTCCCCACGAAGGCATCCGTCCTGTCGCTCGCATCCTTGATACGCCCGGCGAAGTTGACGGCTGGCTTGGAAGCCTGGTCGATCTCCTTCCCTAGCTTGCGTAGAAAGTCGAAAGACGAGTTGATCCCCTCAGCCAGCGCGCGGAAGAGATCTACGACCCCTCCCAGTGGGATGAGAAGGAACTCGAGGTTCGTGCCCACCGTCTCCAACTCGGAGCCGAGCCCTTCCAACTTCCCGGAGAATCCCTCCGTGCGCGCTCCTGCGATCTCCGCTGCTGCTCCCTGCCGCTGAAGAGCCAGAGTCATCTCCTGGAGAGCGGGAAGTCCCTCGCGGGCGAGGATGGCAGCGGCGCGCTGCGCGTCCTGGCCGAAGATCTCGAACAGCACCCGTGCCTGCTCCTGCTTGCCGAGGTCTGCCATCGCCTCACCGATCTGCACGAACACGTCGGGGCGGAGGTTCCCCTGCGCATCCCGGAGAGAGACGTTCAGCTTGTCTAGTTCTTCCGCCGCATCTCCTGTGGGGGCTATCAGACGAGTGAGGGCAACGCGGAGAGACGTTCCCGCATCCGATCCGGCGAGTCCTGCGCGCGCAAGGATCGTGAGCATCGTGACCGTCTCATCGAGGGACAGTCCGAGTTGCCTGCCGACCGCGGCCGACTGACGGAGCGCAATCCCCATATCCAGGATCGAGCCCTGGGACTCGTTGGCCGCGTTCGCGAGCAAATCAGCGACGTGGATCGTCTGGTCGCCGGAGAGGTTGAAGGCATTGAGGGCGTTCGCCGCCAGTTCGGTTGCTTCGGCGTTGGAGATCTGCGCTGCCGTTGCAAGCTGCAACACGCCCCTAGCTCCCGCGAGCGACTGCTCCACGTCCAGACCCGCCTTGGCGAGCTCCGTCATCGACTGTGCTGCATCCGCCGCAGAGACACCCGGAAGTGAGATGTCCCTACCGAGCGCGCGTGACTCCTCCCGCACCCGTTCCATCTCGTCCGCGGTCGCGCGAGCGGTGACCTGGAAGACGTTGAGCTCGCGCTCAAAGGACGCTGCCTGCTGGATTCCGCGGGCGAAGGCGGTAACCGCCACCGTTGCCAAAAGGAAGGGAGCGCTGGCTGCAAGAACGGCCCCACGAAGTCCAGTAAACGAGAGCGAAGCAGCGAGAGCGCCCTTCTCCAACTGCCCGAGTTGCTTCGCATGAACAGCCGCGGCCCTACTCGCATCCCTGGAAGCCGCGATTCCTGCAAGCTCTGCGTTTCGCACGCTATCCAGCGCAGCAGTGGTCTTGCGCGCCTCGGCCTGCACCGCCCCCAGTCCTGCCCCTGTGGTCGTGGGGATGACTGAAACCGGAACGGTCAGACCGCGAGTGGCAGCCAGTAGCTCCGCTTCCAGCGCGGGACGGAACCCGGCCGTATTCGGACGGATCAGGACTTCGGCTTCAGCGAAGAAGTCGCTCAAACGGGGGCTCCCTTCACGCCGGCGAGCATCGCGCGCATCTGCATCTCAGCGTTGGGAGTCGTGACCACCTCGGGAGCCTTCCGCCCTTCCTTCGGCCAGTGCTCTTCCACCTTGTCCACCGCTTCGATCAGGGTCATCCGGCCCGCCTGGACAGTCGTCCACGTCTCCACGAGGAGCGCGTAGGAGGCGTTCAGGAAGTCTCGGAGGGTCATCCTGTCTGGATCGCCTCCTGCTAGGACGAGCCTTCCGCAGATGAGGTGTCGGTTGCTCCACCCAACGGCTCCGAGGCCGAGGGCGGCTCCGTAGGGAGGTCGCTGGTCACCCTCACGAGCCACTGATAGAGAGCCACGATCTGATGCCGGGGGACGGGGTTGGTCTTGCGCGCGAGGAGCGCCTTGAAGCGCTTGTGCGAGTCAGCGTCGGGGTCGAGGAAGATGGGGATGCGCTTGATCGCCATCTCCGTGTCAGCTTTCCAGGAGAAGTTGCCGTTGGAGTCGGCTGCGGTCAGGTCTTCGTCGAAGAGCGCCGCGCCCTCCTCCCAGTGCGGGTAGCGGAACTTGAAGACCTCGCCTCCGAACTCGAAGTCGCGGTCCTCTGCCAGTTCCTTGCTGAACTCTCTGAGCATTACTGCCTCCTGCGGGTTAGGGGGCCTCGTATCCTTCGATCCAGACTTGATAGGTCAGCGTCCACCCCGAGCAGCCCCCGGAGGGCGCGAGGGGGCGAAGCACCGGCTTCGAGTCTGCGCAGAGTGTAAAGAGGTCACCGGAACGCACAAGGTTCCAAAGCTCGTTCCAGAGTGCCCATCCATCCGCGCTGTGCTGTTCCCCGTCCGCCTCCAGCGTCGCTACCGGGGGAGGTGTCGGGAGCGCGCTCAGGTCCATGCACCGCCCGAGCGTCACGATCAGATTCACCTGGTTCTTGCGAGCGTCGAAGCGAGCGCGCTGGCCCGAGTTGGCGCTCGAGGGGGAAAGGGGATCCTCCGCGATAGGGCCGACGTGAACCGTGAGCTGGTCACAGCAGTCGAGCACCGGAGTCCCGGCCGAGACGAACACCCGCTCCGGGGCACCCGCAAGCCCCGGAGCGGATCCTGGGATCGTGTTCAGCGCCTCCTCTGCTGCTGCGAGGAGCGCCAGGCACACGTCATGCAGATCGGTTGCGTCCGTACCGGCCATCAGCTACCAAGCCCGTCGCGTAACGCGGGGACGAGCCACACGCGCTCGCGCTCCTCCTTCTCGGACAGGTAGCTCGCGATCTTGCCCTGATCCTGGATTCCCACGACCGCCTGAATGCCGTCTGCGCCCTGCTCCATGCGGTAGCCGATCAGGGAACCCGCATCTCCGGCGTAGGAGTGCATGATGACGCGGGCGTTTCGCTGCGCGAGGGCGGTGACGTTCTGCGCTCGAGTCTCGATGTTCCGGGCCATCGCTCCCTCGGGGTTCCTGAAGAACGCGGAGATCGCCGCTTCGTTCAGGCGAACGGTCATCCAACGGGCCTCGCGTACCTTCTGCCCGGCCCCCAGAAGATCGGCCGCCGGCGCATCCCGTAGGGGTTGTGTGCGTTCAGGAAGGCGTCCACGAGGGAGAGCCCGGTCTGCCATCCCTTTAGCCGGTCGAAGGACCAGGCGGTGAACGAAGCCTTCTCGATCACGATCCCCTGGCGGGAGATGCGCGTGACGCCCGTGGGGAGCGCGCAGGTGGAGTCACCATTGCACGCCTTGTACAGCTCGCAGGCCAGTTGCGCCGCCGCCGCCTGTCCCTCGGCGGGAGGATTGGCCCCGTATCCGTAGGAGACGGAGAAGGTTCCTTCCTCGGTGTCCTCGAGCGCGAGGTCCTGACAGGAGGGCCAGAAGGAGCCGTCCACGCGGGTCAGGTAGCGGTTCTCGTCCAACCGAAACTGATCGCCCATGAGCGCCACGCCGTCGATCTTGACCTCGGTGACGAGTTGCACCGGATACCCGGAGAGGAGCACGCGCGAGAGGCAGCCGCAGCCGCAGTTGCGCGAGTCCGCGCCCGCTCCCCAGAAGCTGCCTGTCCAGATCAGCCTCGAGCCGCCGGAGGCATAGGCCAGGCGCTGCGCGGGGAAGCAGGAGCAGTTGTCGCGGCAGGGACGCACGGTGATCGGCCCGCACAGCCCGGAGAACTTCTTGCCCGAAAGCTGGTAGAGCACATTCTGAGCCTGCACCGCCACGTCGTCGAAGATCGTCCCCGCGCTCGCCTCCACCCCACAGCACTCCATCACATCGTCCCCGGTGATCCAGTCCGTGCAGGGGCCGAGATTGGACGGCGGGGCGATGGGCTGGTCGGAGACGAAGATCTCCTCCGTAGCCGTCGTGTCGATGCCGGGATCGGTGGCGCTCGCGCCCTCCCAGGTGATGACGTAGGGAGAGAGGGCAGAGAAGGAGGGAAAGACGCCCAGGTAGCGGTAGACGGCGAAACCATCGTCTCCGCACTCGATCTGGAGGATGCCGTTGGTGGTCTGGGGGACGACGTTGTTGCCGTCGCCGTCGTCGATGGTGATGGTGATGATCCCCACCTGACCGCAGGCAAAGCCTTCGGCAAACGCCTCCATCGGCTGTCCGGGATAGCCTGGTCCGATCATCTTTCCTCCAGGAAGAGAACGTCCTCGTTTGGCAGTGTACGAGCGATATCGGCCGCTGCCCAAAGCGGCTCCGCGCGCCAGGGTCTCCGCTCGTACGCCTTGAGCAGCGCCGTTACGTTACGAGAGAGCTTGGCCGCCTGATACTCCGCGTACCAGGCCTCCTCCTCAAAGGAGTTCATGGAGGAGCGCTGCTGGTACATCTCGATCGCCTTCGGGATGCAGCCGAGGAAGCGGTAGCACTCGGCGGAGTAGAACACCGCTCGAGGATCGCCTGCCTCCACGTCCGGCTTGAGCAGGGTGAGGTAGTGGTCGAACTTCGTGACCGGGTGCCGGGAGGAGCCGTGGTGGGTCACGTCCAGGCCGAGCAGGTGGCGGGTTCTGACCGCGGAGGTGTCCAGGTACTCGTGGACGCGGCCGATGTAGCGCCAGTCTCCGTCTCCGCGGATGAGGAGCGGTCGCCGCCAGGTCGTGCCCGAGTCGTGGATCGCTACCATCCACGCGCCCACCCCTGGATCCGAATCTTCCGACAGGAAGGTGAGGAGCAGCGGGTGGGCTTCCACTGTCTCGTCGGCATCCAGGCACAGGAGCCAGGGAGCCTTGTCCTTCGCAGCCGCCAGCGCTTCGTTGCGGCTGGTCGCGAAGTCCTCGAACTCGCTCTCCACGAGCTCGCCGGGGATCCCCTTCAACTCTTTGCGGATGATCTCCTTCGTCTTGTCCGTCGAGCCGGTGTCCACGATCGTCCAGTGGGAGAGAAGGGGCTTGACCGAGCGCAGGCAGCGCCCGATGAAGTTCTGCTCGTTCCGGCAGATCAGAACGAGCCCGATCACGTCACGAGGTCCCCGTCGATGGTGAGAGTGATGACGTTGTTCGTGCCCGCGAACGCCTGAATCGTCTCGTTGTTCGCGAGCGCGTGGTAGCACCAGAACGTCTTGGCGCTGTCGGCTGCGATGGAGAGGCCGTCATACAGCCTCGTCCCGGAGGCATCCGCGCCGATGGAGAGCGTGAAGTCCACCGCTGAGGCGGTCGGGTTGGACACGTGAATCGAGCGCACGAGGGTCGTGCCCGAGGACGTGAACTTCGTAGCTGCGGTGTTCGAGACGAGCGCCGGGCCTGCCAGTCTCGATGGAGTGCGGGGCATCTTCTACCTCCTAGTTGGGTGTGATTGCTCCGAAGTCATGTGCAGGATGACGGGGAACGTAGACGACAACATCCGGAACGGTCGTCCCGATGAGCGCGAAGCCGACGACGGCCCAGGTATCAGCGGCATCGACATTGGTGGCCGTTCCACCGTCAATAACAGCACCGGAGAGGAGGTCGCCATCCGCCTGAAGCGCGAAAACCAAGTCGTTATTTGTTGCGTTCGTCCAGGTACCGCCGCCTTTGACTTCTACTCCCCCAGTGATTGTGTCGCCGCCAATCCAGGCTTGAAAGTAGTTGCTTGCGTCTCGTGCGCCACTGCGGCGAAGAACAAGGTGATACGTCGTGGTCGCTGCAAGACTCGCTGAGAGGGCGACTCTGTAGGCCTTGTACGTGGTGGTGCTGTCAATGTTCGCAGCGGGGAGCGCCCCTGCTGAACCAACTACCGTGCCCGATGGAATGCCAGCGGAGTCGGTCTGGATTTCAATGACTAGATCGTCCGCAGGCGAGCCGTTCTTCTTGCACATCAGCATGACATTGGAAACGGTGAGTGCCCCGACTGTCGTGAACTCCTGGGCCGCCTGTTCGCTGCTGACGCCGCCATCGCCCTGTATGACGGCGGCAGAAGACTGCGGACTGATGGGTGCTGCAAACGAACTGGGCCAGGCTGCCTGCAACTGGATACTTGCATCCGTTCCGCCGGAGTCTGCATACTCGGCGACGGCCTCACCCCACGTCCCTCCGGTCATTCCGGTGAACGCTGCGACTGCGTTGTCGTCGTTGATTGCAACGAGGTTGAGGGCGAGACGGTCGCTCCCTAACACGGTGACGGACGCGTCCGCGATCGTGCCGGAGGCCGTCGCACCTGAAGTAGTCGTGCTCCCGGCCGTGCCGTTCTCAATAACCTCAGCGAGCGTGGTGCCGGTGGAGACGTTCGCGAACTCGTACATCCGCCCGTACACGTCATCGCCAGAGGTGTTGGCAGTGGTGGTGAATGTAGGAGCGGAGGATGCGCTCGTCCTGCGCCCGATGAAAAGCCGCTGCTGGACAGCTGCGCCGGAAAAGAAAGCGCCGATCTCGGTCCAGGTGTTGTTCACCGCTGCGAGCGACTGGATGTTCGTGCCCGAGATCGTCCCCCAGGAGATCGCGCCCGATCCGTCGATGCCAATGTGGACGATGACGACATTCCCGATGTCACCGGTGGCGACTCCCGTGAACGTGAACGCGCCCGTAGCATCGGTCGCGCCGGTCGAAGCCTGTATGAAACTCGGAGCGGCCATCAGAGCGGTCCACTCACCCTGGAGTCCCACACCCGGTCGCCGTCCGTGTAGTACGCCCCCGAGCAGGGGCCGTAGATGATGTAGACGCCGGGGTTGGCCGCGATGAAGTTGCGAGCGTTCTCCATCATCCCCGGCCGCACCGCCGCGTCGGTAGTGAAGTTGTTGGGGAGCGCCGTCGACTGGATGACGATGGTCTCCACGCCCGTCTCCTCGTCCAGACGGGTGGCGACGAAGCGGCGCGTGGGGAAGGTGACGCCGGGCGGTACGGTCATCAGGCTGTCCTCGTGTAGCCGATCATCACGCCGAGAAGCCGGGCCGTTGCTGCCAGCGTGTCAGAGCCGGAAGTCGGATCCCTCGAGATTCGGAACTGCACGAGCTCTCCCGCGGCGGGAGTACCGGAGAGCGTGATCGCAGAGGTTGCCGCCGAGATCCCGAGTTGGTTGGCGGTGCCGTTCAGGGCGTCCTGTACCGTCTGCTCCGTGCCCCACGCCTGGTCGATGGTCTCGAAGTTGCCATACGAGCGGCCGGCGCAGCCCCAGAGCAGGTTGTTGGTGGAGGTCGTGTTCGCCGTCCAGTAGAAGGTGGCGCTGATGGTGCCTCCATCCCAGTCACTCGGCATCGCGATGGTGCCCTGCGCGAAGAGCTTGGTCGCCCCGTCTGCGAAGTCCAGGACGTACAGATCCTGATCGTTGGTCGTGAACTCCACCTTCGCGTTCGTGGCTGCGCCGTTGGTCGTGGAGGGCCACATCCCGGCAGCCGAGAGGAAGATCTGTCCGGCTACCTTCGTACCCGTAGCCCCTGTCGGACCAGTGGCTCCCGTAGCTCCTGATCCGGTAGCCCCGGTTGCTCCGGTTGGCCCCGTCGCCCCGGTGGAGCCCGTGACTCCGGTGGGACCGGTCGGCCCCTGGTCGCCATCTCCACCAGGCGGTCCTTCGTCTCCGGTCGTGCCCGTAGCACCGCTGGGACCTGTTGCTCCCGTCCCGCCTGTCGCCCCGGTTGCCCCCGAACCCGTAGCTCCCGTAGCACCGGTCGCTCCCGTGACACCGGTAGCTCCCGTAGCGCCAGTAGCGCCTGTCGCCCCGGTAGCGCCCGATCCCGTCGCGCCAGTGGCCCCCGTAGTTCCAGTTGCCCCGGTCGAACCCGTTGCTCCGGTGGGTCCGGTAGCGCCCGATCCTGTAGCTCCGGTCGGGCCGGTAGCACCGTCGTTCCCATCGAGTCCGGGCGGGCCGATGTCGCCCTCTGCGCCCGTAGGTCCAGTCGCTCCCGTGGCACCGGAACCCGTCGCGCCTGTAGCGCCAGTAGATCCGGTCGGTCCCGTAGCCCCTGTGCTCCCGGTTGCGCCTGTGGCTCCGCTACCAGTCGCTCCCGTCGCTCCGGTCGGGCCGGTGCTGCCAGTTGCGCCTGTGGAGCCTGTCGCACCGGTAGGACCGGTAGCTCCCGTAGATCCAGTGCTCCCAGTGGAGCCGGTGGGTCCCGTTACCCCGGTAGCGCCTGTGCTTCCGGTAGCGCCCGTAGGACCAGTCGGCCCCTGATCCCCGTCGCCGCCGGGAGGCCCTTCGTCGCCCGTGCTACCGGTGGCCCCAGTTGGACCAGTGCCCCCCGTGCTCCCCGTAGCGCCCGTCGCTCCACTTCCAGTAGCGCCTGTCGCTCCTGTAGAGCCCGTGCTCCCCGTCGCTCCGGTAGATCCCGTCGCTCCGGTGACTCCAGTTGCCCCGGTGGATCCTGTGGGTCCGGTTGCTCCCGTGCTGCCAGTGGCACCCGTAGAGCCGGTCGCTCCGGTGGGGCCTGTGGCACCAGTTGCCCCAGAGCCAGTCGCTCCCGTAGCACCAGTGGCTCCCGTGCTCCCGGTAGCTCCGCTCGAGCCGGTAGCGCCAGTCGGTCCGGTCGCGCCCTGTTGCCCATCGTCCCCTGGCGGGCCTTCCTCTCCGGTCGTTCCTGTAGCTCCCGTTGCGCCAGTTGGCCCCGTAGCTCCCGTTGCGCCTGTGGTTCCCGAGCCCGTGGCTCCTGTAGCTCCGGTAGCTCCTGTTGGCCCGGTGGAGCCGGTTGGCCCCGTGGCACCAGTCGCACCGGAGCCAGTCGCCCCCGTAGCGCCAGTTGAGCCTGTAGACCCCGTGCTACCAGTCGGGCCGGTTGCACCCGTGGCTCCACTTCCTGTAGCGCCCGTCGCGCCTGTAACCCCAGCCGAGCCAGTGGCCCCGGTCGCACCAGTAGGGCCGGTAGCCCCACCACCGGGACCGGTTGCACCGGTTGCCCCGGTCGGGCCAGTTGCGCCAGGTTCTAGCTCGAAGGCACTCATCGCAACCCGTAGGCGAAGAGAGGGACGTAACAGGGATCGCTTTGCACTGCCGGAGTTGCTGTCGATGGCAGGGTCGTAGATCCGAGCGCTTCCTGCGCCAAGTTGGAAGAGACTCCAGCCACACCGGAAGGCGCAGAGCGATAACAGGAGTCGCTGATCGAAGAGAGAACGAGGGCGGCGTAGTAGATGGCACCTGCCCGAACACGCTGTGGCTTGGTCAGCGTGAAGATATGGGCGGCGTTAGAAACGGCAGCAGACCCCTTCGCCTCGATGAGCCCGAAGTTCGAGTCATACAAGCCGATGTCGTAGTTCCCTGCGGCGGTAGTGAAGCCCACGCGCATGTCCACGATCAAAGTCGAAAAGGGGAACCAGACGGGGATATAGATGGCACGGTTGGCCGAGGGCCATGCCGCCGCCGCCGGAACGATCGCCGCCGGCCCTGCCGCCGCAGCCATCGCCGCGTAGAACGCCGATGACACCCAGGGCGTAGGAATCATGTACATCGCAGAGGTAGAGACCCTCACAGCGGAGCCTTCACTGTCAGGGCGATGATGGGCACGCGCGTATGCGTGATCGGATCGGTCATGTTCGTGAGCGGGTTGGGGAGGGGGAAGGAGTCGGTGGCTGTCTCCTTCATCCCGAGCATGGTCATAAATCCGAGCGTCGCCGCGTGTGACCAATAGCGCGCGCGGTTGGCCGTCGTTGAGTCGATGTTCTTCACGAGGTAATAGCGTCCGGCTGCAATCGGCGTATCCGTAACGTTGACGAAGTTCCACAGCGAGCTCGTACCGGCTGCGGAGGAACCCGCCGAGACGAGACGGTTCCATGCTTCGTCATAGATGCCGATGTCGTGGTTCGATCCAGCTCCTGACCCGTTCCGCCAGCCGAGGTGTGTGACCACCAGCGCCTCGGTGATGGTGAAAGGGACGGCGCAGGGATCATTGGCAGACGGCCACGACCCGGAAACCGTAGTCCCGCCCATTGACATCACAGAGGCACACCCGAACTCCTCGTCTGCTGTGGTGATGATGCGTCCCTGGCGCGCAAGCCGCGGGCGAGCCATGTCAACGGGAGCGATGGTTCTCATGTATTCGTCACTCCCATGAGCGAGAAGCTAAGGGTGGCGAGGGTCGCATACACCATGAGTCGGTCGTCATCGGTCATGGTGATTGCGTCGATGGAGATGACCTGTCCTCCCTCGATGGGAGTGTCGTAGGCGAGATACTGCTTGTCCCCGGTCGCCTCGTTGTTGACCTCGATGGAGACACGGAAGGAGGTAGCCGTCGCGCTTCGGTTGCAGATGTTGAGTCGCCCTACGAAACTCGCGCCATCGGGCACGTCGTAGATCTCGGTGAGCGTGGCTGCGCTTGGATTGAGCTGCTGGGGGGAGATGATGGTTTGCGTCATGTCACGCTCCTGCGAATAGGAAAGCCGTCACGTAGTCGGGGCCGCTTGTTCCGCCCCCGCCGCTCGAGGTCGTGTTGATCGCTCCGCGCCAGTTGAAGAAGTAGCCGGAAGTGGTGGAGTCGGCAACGAGCAAGGGCTTGGACACATCGCCAACGTCCGGAGGCTCGGTGGTGGTGAGCAGGCCAGCGGTGTCGTCGTCCAGGAAGTAGACCGCGCCGGCGGTGAGCCCGGACAGACCCGTAATGCGTCCGCCGAAGTGGATCGTGAAATCGTTGGAACCAGCCACCGCAGCCACAATCCCGATGGCCTCCGCATCGGCTGAGGTGTTTGCCTGAGCCTTCTGCCAAGTGCTCCCGTTGAGCCGCACCACGTCACCCACGACGAATCCGTGTCCGGTCTGACTGACGGCACGCTGAAGAGCCTCACCGCTGCCACTCCCCGAACCGGTTGCTCCCGTTGCACCCGTGGAACCGGTGGCCCCCGTAGGACCGGTCGCGCCAGTGCCCGTAGCTCCGGTGGCTCCTGTCGCTCCGGTCGCGCCAGCTCCAGTAGCGCCCGTCGCTCCGGTTGGCCCAGTCGCGCCCGCAGAGCCGGTCGGCCCCGTTGCACCCGTGGCTCCACTTCCGGTCGCTCCTGTTGCCCCAGTTGCTCCACTCGGGCCGGTGGAACCCGTAGCTCCAGTCGGCCCTGTGGCCCCCGCACCAGTGACTCCGGTGGCTCCCGTGACACCGGTCGGGCCTGTTGCCCCTTGAGATCCCGTCCCTCCCGTTGCTCCGGTGACTCCCGTTGCGCCCGTTCCGGCAGGGCCGGTTGCACCGGATGGGCCAGTGGCTCCCGTAGGCCCCGTCGCACCCGCTCCGGTCGGCCCCGAAGGGCCTGTAGGCCCCGTAGGGCCTGTCCCTCCAGTACCTCCAGGCTGGACAGCCTGAGCGACGAAATGGAAGACAGGCGAGAAGGCGAGAGCGCCTGTGGCGAGTGCGAAAACTCGCATCAGGCGCTCTCCCTATGTCCTCAGCTCGTCGAGGTGACCGAGGTAGCCGCGCACGCTGCCTCGGGCAGCGCATCGCCGGTCGCCCAGAATCCACCCTCGCTGATGTCCTGTCCGTCCGGCGGGCCGTCCCCGTAGGGACCGTCGCCCCAGTTGCCGTTCGTCTTGGACTTGCCGTTCAGCGTCGGAGCGGCAGGGCCGGCCTCGAACGTGTTGTCTCCCATCACCCAGGACACAGCCGGGTACACATGATGGAAGTACGGGTAGGTCGCGTCGAGACCGGAGCCAACCGTGTGCTCCGTCCAGAACTCGAAGGCAACCAGCGGGCTCTGCTCGTCGCAGGCCAGAGCTGACGGCCAGGCAACGCCCACCACGTCCGCTCCGTCCTCGATGGTCTCCGCCCCGAGCATGAAGGCGATCATCTGCGGCTCGAGCGCCGCAGTGTTGACGGTGAGCTCCCACCAGTTGAAGGTGTCCGGGAACGCGCGCCTCGCGATGGAGCAGCCGCAGCCGTTGCGAACGCTGAAGCTGTCGCCCGTCTCGATGTTCGGGCTGACCTGAACCGAGATGAGCTTGTCGGAGACGTATGCGTTACTGCCCGCGATCACGTTGCCGTTCTCGTCGACCCGCGTGATCCTGACCAGGCAGGCCCCGAACGAAACTCCACAGTTGAAAGCCATCTAACGAACCTCCCTTCGGATCACGAAACCCAGTCGATGAGCACGCCCGCCTGAAGCAGCGTGTCCCAGAACACCAGGAGCGCTACCTCAGCCCGGTACGTGATCTCGTTGATCGTCCTGTCGATGGACTCGATGGCATCGAGCCGCATCTCGGCCACCCGCACTTCCACGGGGCCGGTGGCAAAGGCCCACTCCTGACCGGCGGAGGGATCTGCTGCTGTCTCTCCCACCGGATCGGTGTCGATGTAGCCGCCGCCGATGGCGACCGGTGTGCCCTGCGAGGTGTAGACGACGGAGTTCGTCTCCTGCTTGTTGAACCCCCACTGAGCGGCGATCCCCGGAGTCGCATGGATGACTCCGCCGATCCCTGTCGCCCCGATCGCGTTCTCCAGGTAGGAGAGCCCTTCGCTCGGATCCTGCGCCCCCGTCCCCAGCACCGTCAGGTCGGCGTCTCCGAGGAACTTGTTGGCCGAGTCCGCCTGGCCCTTCGCCAGAATCGCCTCGGCCGCGAAGGACTCACGAGCGTTGAGTGCCGCCCGCGCCCTCGCTGCGAACGCCTCGGGATCTCCGACCAGCGTGGAGCAGGTGACGGAGACGTAGGCCACGATGGAGTCGAAGCGGGCGGACACCTGATCTCCGCCCTCGTCCTTCGTCCTGAACGTGCCCGAGGTGCAGGGCTCCCAGAAGGCGACGCCGGACGGGTTCTCCGAGTCCCCTCCTGGGTAGGCCCAGACGTTGACTCCGTTCAGCCACGGGCCTGCCCCCCGCTGCACGTTCGCAACGGAGAGCAGGCCGTATTCGGGTGCGACCGGAAGGGGGCCGTTGACAGCGAGCGCCGGGCCTACTCCAGTCGAACTCATCTCGAGCCCCCTTCCTCAGCCACTCGTTACTCGCAGGTCCTTGCCGTCCCCGCGGGCGGGAACTGACCGACCGGGCAGATGTCCGAAGTGACCCAGAGAGCCGACTGCGCCGGCGCGACTCGGGCCACGTTGCGGAACCGCTCCCCGAAGATCTCGAAGTCGTTGACGTGGTTGAGCGTGGAGTCACGGACGATTCCGAGCTCCAGCGTTCCCATGTCCAGACCGATGAACGCGCCCTGCGGATGCAGCGCCCACTGCACTTCGTTCGGCAGACCGTCGATGGCAGCCGCAGTCTGCGCCGAGTCCGGCAGCTGCGTGGTGCCCGTGGTCGGGCTGTCGAGGTAGAAGACCGGATCGATGCCCAGGTCACGCAGGTAGGCGATCAGCTCGCCCTGGCTGCGGAACCTGTTGCCGTCGATGGTCTGCACCGTGTCCAGCGAGAGCATGTCCGCGAACCAGTAGGGCAGGTAGGCGGCGAAGCGTGCGCCCCGCGGCATCCTGAAGCGCCCCATGATCCCGAACTTCGCCTTCACGATGGCATCCACCACGTAGACGTAGGCAGAGAGGGTCTCGGCCCCGTTGGTGACGTTGATCGAGAGCGCCTTCAGCCTGTCCAGCATGAACGTCTCGCTCGTGCGCGAGAGCGCGGCCATCGTGAGCTCGTTCTCGTGCCGGATCCTCTCGGGCCACGAGATCGCGTTCAGATTGCCGAATTCTCGACAGTGCGCCAGGATCTGCACCGCCGTGTCGGTGTAGTCCGCGCAGTCCATGTCCTGACAGGACTTGGTTGCGAAGGTTCCCCCGAGCGCGTCGTCGTCCGCCGAGATGTTCGAGATCGCGGTCGTGATGTCCGCGATGTACGTCGACTCGGGGATGGACACCGCACCGCGCACTGCCCGGAACTTGGGCAGGGCATCCCACACCGGCTCGGCCTCGGTCGCGAAGTTGACCATGCCGTAGAACGGGGTGGGCGGTGCGCACAGACCGCCGGAGGCGGCCAGTGAGTAGCGGCCGATCCCGCCGGGGACGGAGGCCACGATGACCTCTGCCAGCTTCTCGGCGTCCGATGCCCGGTCGTTCGTGAGCGTGCGGTCGTCCGAGTATGGGATCTCTGCGCGTGCGACCGGGACGGCGTGACCGCCCTGGCGGTAGCCGCCACCGTGCGGCGACTTGGGGATGTGCTGCACGGAGCGCATCGCGTCCTGCATGGCCGCGGCCAGCGAGGAGGGATCGAACGGCTCCGCGTTGGAGCGGGCCATCGGGCCGAAGGGGAGAAGGGCAGCGGTTGCGCCCTCATCTGCCATCTGCACCGGCAGTCTCTCCGGGGAGGGCATCGGTGCCGAGCGCCGCATCCTCACGGGCTCGGGCGGGGCGGCGTCCGCCAGGACGAGCTCGCGCTCCTCCACCACGGACTCCTCTTCGTCTCCTGAGCCTTCGTCGTCCCCGTCGTCCGGGGCGGGCTCTTCCTCGGCCACGACCTCGAGCGGCGTGTCCTGATCGCCGGGATCCTCGTCGGTGATGACCTCCTCCGGCTCTGCGAACAACTCGGAGAACGCGGAGGTGCGCTTGCTCTTCTCTGCCGAGTACGTCTCGGCGGCTTCGACGCGCGAGTTCTGCTCGAGGACGAGCTTCTTCGCCTGGTCGATGCCGCGGTCGTACTCCGCCATGATCTGCTCGGCGGTCCGGCCGGCGGTGAACTTCTCGTCCTCGTCGTCGATCAGGACAGCCGCATCGCGGTGCTCCTGGATGAGCGAGGTCAGTTCCTCGTCGGTCAGCCCCGAGAGATCGTCCTGAATCTCGGGAAACAGCGGATCCATCTCAACTCCTTTACGCAGGTCGTTACGTAACGGAGGAGGCTTATGGCTCCGCCTGGCACGTCGGGCATGTGGCCGTCAGTGCTGCGCCGATAATAGCGTCGGCCGTCGGACGGCGCTACCAGGAAAATACTGAGGCGTCCTCAGCGAAGAGAAGCGCGGTGCGGCCCTTGTCCTTACCCCAGTGCGCCTTGCGCCCGATCAGGCTCTTCTCCTCGTCAGGGTGCTGCACGATCGAGGGCACCGTGAAGCGCACCGTCTGCTTGGTGAAGGTGGCCCACCGGCCCGCCACGTGATCGTCTGAGCGCGGCTGCTTGTGCCCGAGCCTGCGCGGGTTTGTCTCCGTCCAGCGTAGGAACTCGCGCGCCTTGTGCTTCGGCCACAGAACGCCCACGACCGGCATGAACTCCATCTGCCGAAACTCGGTCGTGATGTAGCGCTGTCCCTTCGTCTGCGCTGCGAGTGCCAGGCGAGAGAGGCGGCGAGGGAGCCAGGAGAGGTAGAGCACGGTCACGGTGTCGGGGTTCGTCTCCGCGATCTGCTCCACGGCAGCGGAGAAGTGAAGCGACACTTTCGCGTCGTCCTGAACGACGAGCAGGTGGCTCGCTTCTACTTTCGTATCGAGGCAACGGCGATACCCGGCCCACGGATTCGGCGGCTCGCTCGCGTGCAGGCAGACCTCAGTGGGGAGGCCGAGCGAGTCGGCCAGCGGCTGATGCAGGTGAGCGCGGCTGGGGTGGCCCTGGATGCGGGCTACGACTCGCAGATCGCGGCCATCTCCGCGGACAGTTCCTTCCGCCGCCGCCGCTGAGTGGCGGAGAAGGATGCGACGATGGGCTCGGGCGAGAGGATCAGGGTTCGGATCTCTCCGGAAGCTGCGAGAGCCAGTTGCGCACGAGGAATGGGAAAGCCCGGTACGGGGACTGCAAGGGCAGCCACCAGTTCCAGATTCCCATTGAACGCTCTCCAATCACCAGATACGGAGTTAGCTCTGAGATCGCGAAGTTGCTCGGGAGAGAGATCGGAGCGTAGAACACCAGATGCCCAGATTCCGTGTCGTCCGTTGGTGGCCCGGACGAAGGCACCTACCGCCCCCGTATCGTCGTAGTGCCGGGTGGCAGCGGTGAGATCCGCACTCGCCGCGGCGTGACCAGTGGCGAGGACGATCTTGCCAACGGCGATGCGGCCTCCGTCGTCGGTCTCGAGCTCTCCGAGGTGGAACTGTCGATAGTCCGTGACTGACCGGGGAGCCACAACGCACTCGTCGAAGGCTCCGGCGGAGAGTCCGACGTGGCAGCTTTCCCAGGGAGCCAGATGTCCATAGACGGCCCCTCCCTCCTCGTAGGTCATGGGCGTGACGCGATCCGGCTCCGGTCGCTCGAAGAGCGAGCGGGACGGCTTGAGCGGAGCGACGGCACTGACGAGACTCGCCATCTTCACGTACTCCTCCGGGGTAATCGTCATCTCACCCTCCTACTGTGCCACGGCGACGGAGACTTCCCGCGCCTTCTCCACCTGGGCCACGAATCCTGACGGTAGCTCCGGCTGTGCGTCGTCGTACAGCGTGCGCGCCGCGTACACCTCCAGCATCTGCTGAAGCGCGGTCGCGTGCGCGGGCTTCAGCCCCTCGTCCTCCAGGTAGCCGCGGAAGCCGACCGCGGTTCCGGCGGTGAGGTTGAAGGCGTCAACGCCCAGACCCTCCACCCGCTCCTGCCCGAGCAGGGAGGCGACGAGGGAGTTGGGAGCGCCGTCGGTCAGCGCCTCGCACTCGTCACAGGTCTGCTGGTAGCGGCGAAGGCGCGCGCCGGCGGTCTCGCGGCAGCGGCGCAGGGCCATCTTTGCGGCACCCTTGACCTCAGCGGAAGCAGTGCGCGATTCCTGACGGGATACGAGCCTCGCGCCGGGATCGGGAGGCCCGTCCGCAGCGTTGCCGTTCCCGTTGCCGTTCTGGGGGATAGGGCCGCGCTGCGGGATGACGAGCTCGCCGTCCTCCAGCTCGACCTCCTGCCGGATCTTGAGCGCCGCCAGAAACTCCTTCTCCTCGTCGGTGGGGGCCATGTCCTCGGGGATGCCCTTCATCTTCCGGTAGCCGGGGAAGCCGATGGCGATCCTGTCCAGCGCCTTGTCCGCGTCCTCGGTTCGATCGGGGGAGATGACCACCTGCGAGTCGTCCATCCCGATCACGACCTCCGGCCACTCCGCGTAGCCATCCTCTTCCAGACCTGGACGCAGGTACACCTCGGCCAGCTCGTCCGCAAACTGCTGCGCCTTTACGATCCCGTACGAGCGCCACATGTCGTGCATGACCTGCTTCGCCGTCCAGTGGTTCGCGTCGGTCATCCCGCGTAGCGCCTCCGGCGGCATGTCGAAGGCAAGAGCCAGCCGCTCGATGCACTCCTTGCGTAGCCCTTGCTCCAGGTAGTCGGTCGCGGGATCGTGCGTCTTGACCCAGGTGAAGCGGTCCGCATACTCGTACGGCGGGGTGTAGAGGTACGGCACCCGCGCCTCCGGTGACATGGGGTTCTCAGTCTGGTTGGTCGCGTGGTCGATGTAGCCGGAGAGGAAGACGTTGTTCTCGGGATCCTCGTCACCGCCCTCGGGCTGCTGCGGATCCTCGGGGATGCCTTCGAGTGGCATCACCACGACACCGTTGGTCATGCGAGAGAGGGCGGTGGACATGACCGACTTCGTGAGCACCAGCAGCTCCTCCGCGATCAGCGTGATCGGCTTCATGGGCGAATCCGCGATCTCGGAGTGCTGCGGCGAGGGAGTCCACAGGCGGTAGGCCACGCCGCGGTCGGAAGTCTCCTTCTTGTTCGCGTCCAGGCGAACCGCGGTGCCATCCTCCAGCACCTTGATCTCCTCGTTCCAGAGGCAGCGCCAGCGCTCGTCAGGCTCGTCCAGGCGATAGCCGAAGAGCATCAGCTCGCCCGTGATCCACATGAGCCGGCCGTACTGGAACTGAAGCTGCGTGCGTCCTCCGCCCGGATCCTGGATTCGGTTCAGGCGCTCGACGGGCGGGCCGCTCTCGATCCGCTCCAACTTCCCGTCGGGGAGGCGGCGAGCGGGGAAGTAGGTGACGCGGCTCATCATGCGTGCGATGAACTGCGAGGCCGCGCGGCACTCGCCTATCTCGTCGCAATACAAGAAGGCGCGCGTCTGCCACGGCTCCTCGAGCCGCTTCACGTACGAGGACTGCGTGCGGTTGCCGACTCGGACGGCGGATGCCGTCAGCGCACGTCTAGGGACGCGCCGAGTGGGTAGCGCCACTCAGTCCTACTTGCCGGGTGGGGGTGTTCCGCCTGCGGGCAGCTTGGGCTTGCGACATCCGCACATGCCGCGCATAGTAACGCCGTTAGTCGGACGACAGAAGCTTGTGCCCCGCGACCATGCCCGCGTGCAGTGCGAAGAGCGCCGCCGCGACCAGCGTTCCGTGCGGCCACAACTGCCATGCGCCCCACCACGCGAGCGTGATCCAGAAGCCGAGACAGTAGGGGCAGGTGAGGAAGAGCGCCCACTTCTCGCGGTACTCCTTGGGGATCGCGTCTCCCTCCTTCTCCCACTGCTTGCCGAGTCTCGTCACGTAACGGCGAGGCTGGTCGAGAATCGAGTCGAAGGCGATGAGCTGGAAGATGCGCCAGGCGGCCAGCGCGAGCAGGGCTGCCTCGTACCAGTTGGGGATGCTCATACCTCCACCAGCGGGACGTTGGGGAAGTTGCGACGGGCTGCGCGCTTCGCGTTCCACTTGGAGAAGTAGCCCTCGGAGACGGCGAGCACCTGCCCGTTCGAGGAGACGAGCCGCAGATACCAGGGCTGGATGCCGCTGCCCTTGAACAGTTGAACCTTCATCGGATGAGCCACACGATCAGGACGATGATGAGAACAAGCACGATGAAGCCTCCGCTGATATATACGCCGTCAGCCAGCATGGTTCCTCCTCATGGCAGAAGTGGCGGTCGCACAACCTTGATGAAGTCGCCGCGGTAGTGAAGGGGGAGAGGCTCGGGGCCGTCCTCGGCTCCGAAGGATGACCACACCGAGGAGGAGGCATCCCCGGCCTTGCGGCAGATGGTCACATGCCCATCGTAGTGCGCCAGGTCCCCGACGTAGTAGTTGCCGCTCGTGACCCGCGTGTGCCCGTCCAGATCGTCCCAGGTGTTCCCGTACCCGGTGTAGCGGTACTTGGAGGGATCGGGGACGAGGATGCCGGTCTGCTCTCGCGCCCACCAGTAGGCGAGGATGACGTAGCTCGAGCAGTCGTTCTCGTGGTTCCGCTCCGGTAGCACCCCGAGGCCCGTGTACGGGCGTTGCTGCGAGTAGTGCCAGAGATCCTCGGAGAGCTCGGAGCGGCGGCAGAAGTCCGCGATCTCCTCGCGCACCTTCTGCATCTTGGCGGCCGGCGAGAACTCCGCGATGGCCTCCTTGATCAGATTGATCGAGAGCCCGTCCAGGATGTGATCGCCTGCGCGTGGCCCGATGGGGATGAGTGCGCGACGCATCCGCTGGTAGGTCGCGTCGTCCACGATCCCCGTCTGCGGTAGCCCCTCCTGGCGCTGGAACCCGCGCACGCCCGAGGTAGCCACCTTGCCTCCGCCTGCGCCCATCGCGAAGGACTCGCGGTAGCGATCGTCCCACTGAGAGGGCTCCCAGGGGAGCCAGCGCTGCGCATGGCTGACCGTGCGCTTGATGGCGGTCACGTCGGCTCCGGCCATGACCACTCCGCCCGCCGGCGGCTTCAGCACCCGCGGCAGCTTGCTCGGACCGATGGCCGCTCCCTTCTTGTACGGCTTCAGATACCAGGGAGTCTCGGGCACGGGTGCCTCCTTGCAGGCGACGAATCCTGTCGACGTTGGCTTCCAGGGCGGATAGCTCGCCCCCATCGCATCGGCGGTGAAGAGAGAGTAGGGGGCTTGCAGGTTGAAGTCCGAAGGCTCCTGACCGCCGTAGGTGCCGAAGGTGAAGTAGACGCACTCGCAGCCGCGCTCGTGCGCCCAGCGCTTGCAGCCCTCTGGGTCCTTCGCGGAGGGCGCTTCCACGGGGAAGATCTGGAGCAGCATCGGAAGGTGCGCTACCGGCTTCCAGTCCGTCCCCCAGAACAGGAACGGCTCCATCGAGATCGCGGCTTCGCGCTGACCGACCTTCTGAGCGATGAGGGTGGTCAGGGTCGCGCCCGTGTTGTCGATCTCCTTCTCCGAGTTCACGATCAGCGGCTGCTGCCAGCGGTCGGCCGTCGCGACGATGAGGTCGAGCACGGCCTCGTCGAAGGTGTGCGTGTTGGGGACGACAGTACGCCCCCAGGGACCGCACACCATGCCGAGCGACTTCGCTCGAGGGAGCACCGTCTTCTCCCACTCCGCGGGCGCGTAGTCGCGCACGTTGCAGAAGACGCCCGTGAACCCGGCTGCCTTCATGTCGGAGAGGTTCTCTACTCCTCCGCGCGGGTTGTCGAGGAAGAGGAAGTTGCGATGGAAGGTGGAGGCCAGAGCAGGAGCGTATATCAGCGACCGGACGTGTATTCGGCCAGGTAGCGCTCGGCCACCCTCCGGTTACGCCCTACGTCCAGCTTCTTCTTCCCGTCCACGATGTACCACTGCGTCCCCTCGTACACCAGGGACACGGGCTTCTTCGCGGGTGCCTTTCTCTTGCCAGCCATGACTCACCTCCTACGCGGCGACTGCACCTTTCTCGTCCAGGGTCAGTACCCATTCCATCGTCTTTGCCATCCCCTCGATCAGATCGACCTCCGGCTCCCAGCCAAGGTCGCGAATCCTCTTCGTGGACAGCCGCTTCACCACGGTCTGCATCTTGGGGGCGGGCACGACTTCGATCAGGAAGGGGCGGGCGTCCGCGAGCTCGCAGGCGATCTCGGCTACGTACTTCATGGACTCCGGCGCATCGTCTCGCCCGATGTTGAAGGCACCGCCGTCGGTCTGCTCCAGCACCATGCGCGCTGCGCGCACGGTGTCCGTGACGTAGCACCAGGAGCGCTCCGCTCCGTCGTGGACGGGGATCTTCTTCTCGTGCAGCGCCTGGTGGAGCATGTTGATGATCGCCGCTCTGCCGCGGCCGGCGGGGAGTCCGGGGCCGTAGGGCATGGAGAAGCGGAAGATGGTCAGTCCCTCGGACGCGTAGTGACGGCACACATCCTCCCCGAAGAGCTTGGAGATCCCGTACAGGTTGTGAGGCAGCGACCAGGGGCCGTCGTACTCGTCGCACTCCTCCTCGCCGTTGTCCCCGTACACCTCCGAGGTGGAGGCGTAGGCGAGACGGATCTTCCTGAGTCCACACGCCTGCGCGACGAGCGCGGTCATGCCCACGTTGTCGGTGATCGTCTCCATCGGCTCCTCCTCCCCGAAGAGCCGTCCCACCTTCGCGGCCAGATGAACGCAGATATCGGAGTCGGAGTGCTCGTCGAACACCGAGTCCACGATCTCCGGGAAGCGGAGGTCGTGCCAGCGGGTGTGAGCCACGTCCACGACGACGACTTCGTGCCCCGCCTGTTCCAGCTCGAAGCAGAGGTGCTGACCGAGGAACCCTGCTCCGCCCGTGACGAGGATCTTCACGCGCGGATTGTGTCAGAGCGTTCGGAGGGCGCGCTCGTACTCGTTCCAGTCCGACTTCAGAGTGTTCAGGCGGCCGGTCATCTCGTGGTGATGGATGAAGAGGTAGTCGCGGGCGATGACGGTGAGGATCCCGATCCTCCGACCGAGCGCGCCAAAGTAGTAGTCACCCATGTAGTGGGTCTCCAGCATCGGCCCCATTTCCCAGAACCACTCCTTCGGAGCGAAGGGAATCCTCGAGAACTCCTCCGGCGTACCATCCGGGCGCTCCTGATCGTCCCAGCCGCAGGACTCCAGCGTTCCGTCCGGCTTGAGGATGCGAGGAGCGGGCAGGAAGCCGTGATTGATCTTCGACCAGGCAGCTTCGTACCAGCCGGGCTGCGGCTCGAGGTCGTCCGCGCTCAGGTGGATGTAGTCGCCCGTCGCCTCCGCGATCCCCTCGTTCCAGGCGATCCCGCAGGTGGGCCGATCCTTGTAGATCAGCCACTCGATCTTCGCGTTGGTCGTGAAGTTGTAGGCGGCGATCGTGCGCGCGAGCGAGTTCTCGCGGCCTGTGATCGTGGGGATGACGACCGAGATCAACGAGTAGCAGGAGCGGAGTCGGGCGGGCGCTTGATGTTGCGGTCGCCCCAGGAGCCCGCGTAGTAGGGGTCGTCCCATGACTCCTGCGAGAGCGAGCGGATGCAGGGCCGCTTCACGCGCGTCCAGGTGTAGCCCATCTCCACGACCGCGGGAGAGAGGAAGGAGTCCTCGGAGTAGCCGGGCGGGTACTCGGGCCAGGGCCGCTCGTCGTAGCGCAGGCCCTGATCCCACAACTCGCGGCGGATGACGCAGTTGCCTCCCACGTTCCAGCGCGCGTACATCTCCTCCTCGTCCGTGCGCAGACCCACCTGCCCGACCTTCTCGGACTGAAAGATGCGCTCCACCTCTTCACACCAGCCGGGGAGGAAGGCGAAGTCGTTGTCGGCTCGGTGGAGATGCGTCGTGTCGGCCTTCATCCAATGTGACCAGCCACGGTTGGCGGCGAATCCTGGGTAACGATTCTCGTGGTCCCCGATGAGCGGATAGCCCTTGGCTCTGATCCAATCGGCAGTCCCATCCTGCGATCCGTTGTCATAGACGACGAACGCGAAGGGAAGCGTCACCGTCTCCAGGTAGGACTCAATGGCCTGCTTGGTCAACTCCAGGCGGTTGTAGGTGATGAAGACGGTGTGCAGCTTCATGCGTACGTCTCCGGGAAGAGATCGCGCTGCACCTGCTGGTGCATCTGCACCTGCCAGCGACGGTTGCGCCACGCGATCCGGTGCTTGGAGTTGCGGTTCCAGTAGGCGAAATAGATGGCTCGGCGCACCTTCACGACCTCCGCTCCGGCCTTCCAGCACTTCGCCCACAACGACCAGTCCTCGAACCCGTGCGGGTAGTCGGAGAAGCCGCCGACCTGCATGAAGAGATCGCGCTCGACGAGCGTGCCCACAACGAGGTAGTTGTTCTTGGAGAGGTCGTTGCCGGATAGGAAGCGCGCCGGCTGCGGCCTGCCCTTGCGCACATAGGAGACCGCAGGCGTGAGCAGAGGCGGAGTGCCGTCGTCTCTACGCCTCCGCTCGTACGCCTGCTGCATGGCCGCGAGATAACCGCGGCCAAGTTCGTCGTCCGCGTCCAGAAAGCAGAGCCAGTCGCCCTTCGCCATCTCTGCCAGCGCGTTCCGGGCTTCCGAGATCGTTCCATCCAGGGCGTGACCGTCCAGAACCTCGTAGGGCTCCTGCGCGCGGGCCGAAGGGAGGGCGCGCTCGTGGGCGAGCGTCCGCCAGGACTCCTCTCCGTAGGTGGCAACGAGGATGGAGACATTCAAACGTAGTGCTCCTCGAGCCGCGCCAACTCGTCCTGAAGTTCTCCGATCATGGTCTGGAGGTCGTCGCGGATGTCCACCTCGGGCTGCTCCAGGGACACTCGCCAGGCGACCGCCAGATCGAGAGCGGTGCGGCGCAGGTGCATGTTGGTCTTCTGGAGTTCGCTGATCGCCTTGCGCTGACGGCGGGCCAGATCGAGGAGCGCCGTTACGTTACGGAGGTCGTGGATCAGTCTCATGCTCGCGACTATATCACCGCGAGTGGCGGATTGCACGCAGGCGGGAGGTGAACAGGGCCGCATCTTGATTCGTCTCGCGAAACGCCTTCTCGTAGGTCGGGTCCCACTCTCCCAGGCCCCACACCGGATGCAGGTGCTCCACCACCGAGCGCTCCGCGAACGCCCACGCGCGCCGACGCTTGGCGAGCTCCACCAGCTCCATGTCCACGTACTGATGGTCATACACCTCCGAGAAGACCGCGCCCGTCCCGTCCACCGTGCCGCCGCGCTCGCTGAGGTAGGCGCGGGAGATAAGCAGGTGGGTAGCGGTCGTCTTGGCCTTCACACCGGGGTTGTGCAGGTCGTTGGTGCCGACCACCTGCGCGTTCATCTTCAACGCCTCGCTGTCCCAGCCGGGAGAGAAGCGGATGTCATCGGCCCCGGTGAAGATCCAGGGAGCGGAGGTGCGCTCGAAGGCCCAGTTGATCTTCCTGGCGAAGTCGGCCCGGCCGGGCTCCCACTCCACCACCCACGTAACGTAACGGTCGTGGACGCGGCACTCCTCGGCGGTGTCGTCTCCGGGGGAGCAGATGAAGTAGACCTGGAACTCCGTTTCCGTGGAGCGCTCGAGCGAGTCGATCATGTCGTGCGGAGGCCGGCGCAGGATCGGCACGAGCACGTCTATCACTCGGGCACCTCGTAGCCGGTGATGGTCAGCACCACCGTCGCTGCCGTTCCCGCCCAGCCCTGAATCTCGTCCCCAGCCGCCAGGTCGTAGGGATCGTAGGTGGACTCCACAGAGTCACGCGCAAGTGGGAAGTCGTCGTACACCCGCGTCGCCGTAGCGTCGGTTCCGATGGAGAGGTTGAGATCGACTTCGGAGCCTGAGGGGTTGGAGGCATGGATGTTGAGCACGCGCGCCCGCTTCCCGGTGGGGCAGGTGTAGAGCGTGGCCGCTGTGCCGGTCAGTTGTGCCGGGCCGAAGAAGCGCTTGTAAGAGATCTCGTCCTCAGGCTCCACCCACCAGGCGGGAGCATCGCCAGGATCGAGCACCGCTCCCGTAACGGACTCCAGCGCCATCGTCCCGCCAGTGAAGGAGGTCAGCCCTGTGACCGCATCCAGGCGCACCCCCTCGGTGAAGCCCGCGTCCACCCAGGATTGGTAACCATTGGACAGCTCCTCGATCTCGGCGTCGTTCATCACGGCGTCCTTGATTCCGAAGATGAGCATGTTCACGTCGGCGGGAGAGCCGAAGATGGAGTCGAGGCCAAGCTGGATCTTGGCCGTGCTAGGTGGTGTCGTCCCGTTCGCGAGCGTGTTCGGAGAGTCCTGGTGGTCCCACCCGTTCGCGAGATCGAAGCGGTGGTAGCGCGGGGCCACGGCTCCATTGGCCTTCGTCACGGCGCAGATCACCCACTCCCCGATCAGGCCCAGCGTCTCCAGCGCGACCACCGCTGCGGAGGTGTCGTCCCCTGCCGTCGTGCCCAGAAGGAAGTGCGCGTCGGCGTCACCGGCCACGTACGCGCTCCACCAACGGGTCGTGCCGCCGTCCTCCGAGACGAGCAGCGCGTCGTAATTACCGAGCGTGAAGGAGTTGTCCTTGAGCACGATGGCGATCGTGATCGGGCCGGCGGGGATGTCCGCGTTCCCGATCCCGAATGTCATCGAGTCATCGCTGCCGTCGAAGAAGACCGAATCGGCCACTAGCTGATCCCGCCAGTCTCCGCTTCGGCTTCCACCCACACGGTCCCATTCTGGAAGCGGCGCTCGAAGCGACTTCCATTCTGCGTCTTCGGCCCGAGCGGGGCACCGAGAGGGAGCCGGTCGTAGAGCGGGAGCCACTGGTTGCGGCTTCCGTTCCACCACGCCATCGCGCCGACGTGCTCTAGCAGCATGGAGCAGAAGAGGTAGTTCCCGATCGCCTCCGAGCCCTGCCAGTGGAAGTGGAAGTCCACGCCGTTCGTCTCGCAGAAGGCCGGCTCGCGCAGGTTCGGGAGCCACGCTTCGGAGAGAGAGCGCGGGTTCGTCTGCCCGATCGTGTTCCAGAACTCGTCCATGAGCCCGTCCGCGTGGTCGACGATCAGCGGCCAGAACTCGAGCGCGGAGCCTCCGGTGTCCGAAGGCGCGTAGCCTCCGATGTAGGGCTGCGCGTTCCAGCACACGTACTTTCCCCGCGCATGGAAGTGGCTGTAGACGGCATTGGCAAACGAGGCAAGCGCGGCCTCGTAGGAGGGAATGGGAGCGTTCGCCGGACCCCGGTAGCGGTCGCACTCACGCCCACCGGACACGGACTTGTATTGCCGCCCGAAGTCGTCGATGAAGATCCCGTCCACGCCCCACTGGTCGACGAGAGCGGAGACGTTCGCGATCCACTTCTGCTGATAACCCGGAAGCCCCGGATCACCGAGCGGGACGTTGCCGTAGGCGACGTTTACGAGCTCGTTCCCGGCGGCGTCCTTCATCTGCCAGCCGCCGGCGCGCAGCTCCTCGGCGGTGACGCCGTAGTGCCATCCGGTCCACGGCTTGCACGAGATCGCGCTCATGTAGACGAGCGCCTTCTTCGCCGCGCTCGAGCCTGCTGCTGGTGCGCCGCCCCAGGACGTGAACACGAAGTCGTAGTCCGCGACGTGCGAGATCGGTAGCTCGCCGTTGCCGTCCTTGAAGTAGGAGACACCCCGCCGGCTCGTGGGCGGCGGGGGAGTGACGGGTGGATAGGTGCCCTCGTCCTCCACCCCGAGCGCCTGGACCACGATCCCGGTTGCGTTGGCCGCGAAGGTCATGCGCGTGCCCTGGGTCTGCGTCCACTTGCTGACGCCGGCGGCCCGACCGCGATAGCCCGCCGCAGCGCCGGGCACGGGGTCCCATTCCAGGATCAGTTTAGGAGCGTACTGAACGACGCGGAGCTGCATCGGGCCTCCTCACCTTGAACGATGACCACGCCCGAGCGGAGCGGGTCTGTCGCTTGCGCAGCCAGTTCATGCACTGGCTCCAGGCGTCCACCTGATCGTCGTGGGACTCGTGGGAGCCGTCCATCTGGAAGAGCGCGGCCTCGTCCACGAGCGAGTGAGTCAGTGCGGGGCAGGAATCGTCCGGGCCGGTCAGATCGTCGTTCATGCGTCCCGGCAGGAAGACGTTGCCCGTCTCCAGGTCGTCGGAGGCGGCGAGCGCGCGCATCCCCTTGGAGCCCTCCGGTCCCACGATGATCTTCTCCACGCCCCCGAGCTCGCGCTTGAGGTCGGTAATCAGCTCGATCCCGTAGCCCTGGTTCTCGATCAGGAGCCGGTGCTGGCAGGGCCACAGCCGCCTTGCCCAGCGGCTCATCTCCAGAATCGCCCGTCGTGCCGCGTCGTAGCCCATCTTGTCCACGCGCGCATCGAGCAGGTAGCGGTTAGCCCGGTCCACGCCCCACGCCTGGATCGCCACGTTGTCCGAGGACTCCTTGTCCTTGAGAGGGGTGTCCACGGACACGATCACCCACTGGAAGCGGGGCATCCGCTTCACGAACGCCTCGCTCGACTCGGTGCGCTCGCGCGGAGAGTAGTAGCGCCACCAGGCGCGCTTGAGGAGGTCTCCCTCCAGGGCCGCGATCCATTCCCCGTCCAACTCCTGCTTTCCGAGCCGGGTGCCGGCGTAGCGCTCGTACAGCTCCTTGACCGCGATCTGGTCCAGGTTGTGAACGTTGTCCACGGTGCGGAAGCGCGACACCGGAACCTTCGGATCTTCGACGAGGAGCTTGACCAGGCCATGCCCCATCTTCGGCGTTCCCGTAACGACGATCTTGGCCGGGTCGTGGCGCACCGCGAAGGCCAGGGACTCGTTCCAGGTACGGTCCCACATCTTCCACAGACCAGCCTCGTCGCACCAGGCCGCGCGCAGGTTCTTGCCCTGGATGCGCAGCGCCCCGTCGTCGGCTCCGTCCAGGAAGATCGTGGATCCCGACTTCAGGTGAATCTGCCCGTAGGTGCGGTTGTACTCGGCGATGCGCGGGCCGGGGAAGCCGCCGAGCACCTGGATGATCCCGCTCGAGGAGGACTCGGCGCAGGTGTCTCGCGCGTCCGCGAAGGTGGGGGCAACGATCGCGTACTCGCCGGGCTCGTGATCCCCCTCCCAGCCGGCCAGCGTCTCCGCCCCCGTGCGTGTCTTCCCCCCGCCGCGCCCCCCCTGGCAGAACCACACCCGCCAGTCCCCCTCCGGCGGCACCTGCTCCGGCCGGGCGAGCTCCAGCCAGCGCTCCTTCTGAAGCGCGACCAGGATCTCGCGCTTTCGCTCCTCGGGCCACTCGCGAACTCGGGCCGGTAGCTCGGAGAGGAGATCGCTCACACAGGCAGGTTACTGCGCATCTCGGCGGGCCTGCCGATCCCACAGCCACAACTTCACCCAGGCGGCGAGGAGGGGGATGCCGATGCAGCAGGCCGTTCCGAAGATCTGGAAGTCGCGGGTCACTTGAGCTTCCCCCCGAAATCGGGCTTGAAGTGGTCGTCGGCCTCAGGCGCCAGTGGAACCGAGGGATCCATCGCGCGCTCCACCGCCGGCCGACTCGTGAACAACCGCCAGATGATCTCCTTCTGCACGGAGCGCTTGGAGTCGGTCGCCCAGGCGCGCAACTGCGCTAGTTCATCGTCGGAAAGTCTGAGGGAGATCGCTGGCATCAGTCTGGTACCACCCTAGCACACTATGCAACCAGAATGATACCGAGTATGAAAAGTGGTGCGATTGTTCGGGAGGCGTCGGCGCTCACCTCCCAGCCACCCCCCTCCCCGGTAGCAGGGAAGTAACGGCTGAGCTCTCGCAGCTGCGCCGGCGCAGCCCGGCTCGAGCCCTGAGAACTAGCCGAAAGTCTAGGTCTATCCTAGACCCTGTTCCCTGTAGCGTGCTGTATGCTTTGTGTGTGAGTGAGACAGGGAAAGGCGAGCGAGGCGC